CCAACGCCGAAAAGAACATTGTTTGGCGTTGCCACCTTACCAGTAAAGCGAGCGTCTAAGAAGTTTGTGCCATTTGCCCAAATTTGCTCAGCGTTTGCATAGAAATCGTCTTTATCTGTTTCTGTTACATTCAAAATAACATTACGATTGTTCTGAGTGAACGCATCATAATCTGCATCACTGATCACCGTATCAGCCATATAATCGATAACACTACGATCGTATGTAATCGGAATTAGGAAATCTCTTTGACTGTTTGAAGATGAATCTGTCTGATTTAGAACCGTCACCTGCAAATCAGTGAATAGGTTTGCGCGCGGATCATCACCAACGCCACGATAAACAATAACCTCAGTGTTGGAGTAGAGGCGATATCCGTATCCTGGAAAGCGCGTTGTTACTGATTCAATAGAACCAAGAGTAACATTACCAACAATCGCCACAGCATCGTTAGCGTCACCTGTGATACCAAGACCGCCAGTCACTACAACTGGATCGCCGATATTATAATACAAACCACGACGACGTTGTGTTGGGTCTGTTTTGATATTCGAATCAATTCGAATGTTGGAGATCGTTCCAATGATTCTTTCTAAGAAAACGCGAGCGACGCCATATTGATCGACATAATCAATACGAATACGTTCGCCGTTATTGAAATATTGCTTTACGTTAGAGACGTAAATTTCAATGATCTCTTTTCCGTTTGTTTTATCGATAGTTCTATTTGCTGACTCAACAACGCAACTTGCGCCAGATTCAGTACCAACAATCAAACGTTTTTCTAGTAGATTTACATCAACGCTCTTATTGCTTTCGCTGACCGTGATTCGAAATGCTTTTGGTTTCGCCCACTTACCGTCTGATGCGATGAGAATTTCTTCTTTTGGATAAAGAACTTCGATATCTTCAGCAAATAATGCTCTGAACAACCACTTGAGTGATTCATCGCTGCCCTTCTTGCTGTAGTATTCTCTTGCGCTCTTTAGAATCTTCTCAGTACTGAGAGCAGTTTGCTCTGGGAAGTATGGAAGCAATTCTTGTTTGAAGTAGCGAATAAATTCGTCTGGCGTTTCATCAATATCACGATACTTGTCAATGTTCATTGCATGGTAAACAGTGTTACCCGCAGTGTTAGAAACTCCAGAAGGATTATTGGTTTCTAACCATTGATAATACAACTCAACAAAACGTTGAAATTTAGGGTGATCTGCTCTAATAAAATCAGGTAACTGATTCCCAATGAGAGCTGATAATGTTTTTTCAGAAACAGCCATAGATTATTCTACTACTGGATTGATGATTGTTGCGATACTTGCAGGATCAGTTAGGTCCATCGTCACAATTCTATTTTGTGAAGAACCAAAGACTTTCTTCGAAGGAATAGCATGCACAACCATAGTACCAAATGGATCAGAAACTGAAACTGGTAGGAAATTGTTGATTGCGATTTGACCTGTTAGATAGTCAATTGTTCCAATATTATCATTGATTGTTTTCTTTACTGGAGAAATATCGTCATAGTAATAAATCTTCAAACGACCATTTCTACCCTGTAAACTTACTCTCAATTCTGCACCCACACCACCGCCGCCCACAATTCTTGCGCTCGCTGATGTATAATTTGCACCAGAATCTGTGATTACAATCTTTCTAATTTGACCATTGACAATGACCGCCTCAGCAGTTGCACCGTTTCCATCGCCCTCAATTATAACTTGCGGTGTTGTGGTGTATTCGTTGCCTGGAGACACGACTTGAATGTCTTCAACTCCAGTATAAGATTGAATCACTTCTTCAATATAGCAATCTCTTAGAATTCCTGCATTATCAAAATACTTGAATGATGGAGTTACTTTGATATGATTTGCGTTAGTTCCCTGCAACAATTCAGTATTGAAGTTCAGAGTATATGATAGTGCGCGTGTGCTATCAGCAAAGAAACGCTTCTCAAGAGAAACGAATACATCATTACTCACAATAGAATTATCACAGTCATCGATTGCACGAGAAATTTGAGACACTCTAAAGATTGAATTGAAGTTGTTTAGATTTTGATTTGCAAAATTACGAATTGCTGCGACTACTGCTGCATCAACTTCGTTTTGCGTCTTATTAGTCTTGGTTGGATCGTACCAAACCTCAGCCTTTACATTGACATAATTGTAGTCGGCTGGAACATATTCTGGTGTAACAGTTACAACACTAAATGGTTTGATAATATCTTTCTTGACTGTTTCAATTTCGGCTGCAGTGATTTCGTATCCACCTAGTGGTTTGGCTGAGAAAAACACCTTACCATAAACTGGTGGATTATTTTCTTCACCACCCCAAACGTTCACTGCTTGGAAGTATGGATAATCGCGATTGATCAATGCGATATAATCGTTCTTAGTCACTGCACGATTTTGAGAAATATATGCCTTCGGCGCAGTGAATCGAATATTTTCGATTGTTTCTGCTTGTGCTCCTGATGACGATTCATTTACAAGAGTAACATTTGCTGTGGTATTGTTTAGAATCGTATCAAGTAATCTGAAGTTTCTCAAACCATTGGCATTCAAACCGCTGGTTACAAGATAAGAAACAACGACGATATTTCCGTTTGTTAGTTTTTTACCAATTATACCATCACCGAAGTAGATCTGATATTTACCGTTTCTATTTTCTTCAATATAGTATACACGAGCATCAGCATCAACATCTGTGGCATCTTGAGCGACGATATAAGATTCTTGATTCGCATTCTCAGCAGAAACCTGAACTGTGACTTGAAGTGTTGATGTATCAATATTCGTATCAGGAAGTTCAAAATATTGTTTTGGATTTGTCTGTTCGTCGTAAGTGAACGTGAAACCAGTTGGCAAGCCTTCTTTGATTTCTAAATTTTCTGCGACAAATAATCCAGTCGTAGTATTTTTCGTGACTACTCGACTTGATGGAGTGACAAAGATATAGTTTGTGCTATCTTTAGTTTCTGAGATGAATCGAGTAAATCTTGGTATGAGAACGGCACTGTTTGCGTCGTTTTGAACTGGGGTGATTGTTAGATCGATCGCTGCTCTAGCGGCAACCTTGGAGCGAGGAGTATATCCTAGAAGTTTGGCATGTGAAACGACAGACTGACGAACCAATGCAGTATCAATAAACATTTCATTGGCCACCATATTCAAATAGTAACCCATGTAGTGAGTATTGTATGCCAATAGATCGAGCAGGACAGCCATGCCCGAACCCTCAAAGTTGTAATCACTAAACTCAGACTGTGATTTGAGATAGTTCTTTAGATTATCTCTAATAATATCGAAGTCAAGTTCTGCGACCTTGAGTTTTGAGTCAGAATTTGCCATTAGCGTACTCTTTCTAAGAAGAATGTAATTGTAAGTGGTTCGGTTGTATTCTTTATAAAGAATGACATTGTAATATCATAACGATTCTCTTCATAATTCGGAGAAGCAACGACTTCTTGAATCTCGATTCTTGGCTCGTAGTTTTTTAGAGTCAAGAAAATCGCATCCTGAATCAAAGAGGTTGTCACGTTATCGATAGGTTCGAATAGAAACTTCTTCAGATTTGATCCGAGATCTGGTTTGAATGGACGTTCATAGTGAGCAGTTAGAAGAAGATTGCGGATCGACTGGGCGATTGCATTCTCGTTTAGTTTCTTAGAAACATCTTTCGTAACTGGATGAAGTCCGAAATCTAAATCGAAATCAGAAAATTTTCTAGCGATAAGAGACATTTGAACTCGTTGGGTTCTAGTTATTGATTATTTATGCTGGATCGGGGAGCTCTCCAGTAACTCCAGGATATGGATCCACGTAGTTATTTTCGAGATTTTTAGTGACAGATATTCCTGAAAACGAAACATCGAAGTCGAAAGATATGGTGGTTGGGAATCCGACCAGTTTCAAGAATTTGCAAAAATCCATGGTAAACCATTGGAATAGAGCACCCAGTCCGATTAGTTTGAAAAACTTATTGATTTTAGCCATAAACTTCTTTAGAAGGTACATTGGCCACTGTTCCGCAAAGTGTTGAGCGGCTTCTATATTACGATGAATCTTTTCCTCGTAACTTGTGACAAATTCTTCTATATCTCCGCCTATCAAGTCTAAGAGAGAATATCCAAAAATCTCAATACTCTCAAGTTTCTTTACTATCTCTTTTCGAATTTCGTTCTTCAATTCTGCAGGTGCATTTTGTATTCTCTGAACCTGAGCGTCGATAGCATTTTGAATAATAGATTGTACGTCTAGTGTCAATAGAACAGGGAGGGGTGGCAATCCTAAAGTTTCCCAGATGGTATTGAATTTATCGATCAGTTTAGCGATCGCATCGTAGATTATAAGGAGGGCAGCATTCTGTAGTCTCGCCATAATGTAAGAAAATATAATCTCGGCTCTAATGGCTTTAGAATTGACTCCATACTTCAATCCATCGTAGAGTTGATACGCAGTAGGGAGAATTGAGAATAGAGGATCTACCTTTTCTACAATTTGCGCCTTCAGTTCTGCTCTGTATGCTGGGTTCGAAAAGAGTTGTATAATATCGATAGAAATGCCAAGAACTGGGATCGTGAACGTCAACGGTATAACATTGCTGATAATCTCGATAATTTTCGCTTGAATGAATAGATGGTACTCTTGACAGAGCGCAGTAATTCGTCGTTCCCATTCTTTGTCTGGAATACTCACACCCTTGTAAACGGGATTCGATACGGAGACAGGGTAGTTGCCTAAAATTTTCTCAATGCTTTTGATGATCGATCGAACCTGCTCAATTCTCTTTTGTATAGGTTCTATTTTTTCTAATATTCTTCTTCGTGCCTCGTCCTCGGCTTGCAATGCGGCTTCTCTTACCAATTTTTCTATTTCAACTTGAAGTACCGATGGAAGATTAGCAACCTGAACAAATAGATTGGTCAATGCTGCTTTGGTCGGCAGCATTGTTCCTTCGCATGGAATAGATAAACTAATCGCCATCACTAACCACCAGAAGTATTAGATGTGGTTCTTTGTGAAGTAATTTGAACTTCTTGTAAAGTTTCGGTTTTCGGGAAGATTCGTTTACCAATACTGGTCACAACTTCTTTCACTTTACTTGCTGCCTTCAGATCTGGATCAACATTGAACTCGATATTCTTTTCAGCAGCCTTCGTCGCAACCGTATCAATTTTACCAATTAGATTATCCTTCAAGTCATTGCGAAGGCTCAAGATATCGCCCTTCTTCTCGTTGATGCTCACTTCGAAGTCAGCAACCTTCTGCGTCAATTCGCCCAACGGTAGTTTATCAACAAAGCCTGAGATAACTTTATCCGCCATTTGACCCAAGTCTTTGAATGTGTTACCGATAGAAGAAGTGATTCCGCTGAGAGACTTACCAATACTCGACCCACCAGTTTCAATCTTCTTGCCTGTCACTGTGACCTCTTCTAGTTCATCTGAGACTGCCTTCGATGCGGCTGATGCTGTGTTTGTATTTGCAGCTTCGGCTGCATCTTCCGTAGATGGCGCTGAACCACCACCAGACAAACCAGTGCCAGAGGCTGAAGTCGCTGAACCAGATTGCATATTGATTTGAGCAGCTGGGATGTCAACAGTATCACCTTGCAATGCTGCAGTTGCGCCCTTCAAACTCAACTTTTTATTGGCTGTTAGATTTGCAACACCCAATGCATTGATGTTCATATCAGAAGTTGATTCGGCGTAGAACTTCTTGCTCTTCATACGAATATCGCCAGTTACAGAAAGATTATAGTTTCCTGCAACCTCGATGTTCATATTGCCGCCAACTTTTAGATTACAATCACCGCCTACTGTGACTGAACACTTACCGTCGATGTAGACGTAGTCTGAACCCATGACTACTGTGTAATGATCTTTCTGCACTCTTTCAACGCGATTACCATCAGCATCAATCTCAAAATAAGATCCATTTCTGTGAGCAAGATGCACTCTCTCTTTTCCTGGCGTATCATCAAACTCTAACGCATGTCCTGATTCAGTTTCGAGCGCATTATTGTATGGATACTGAGGATTGAAAGATGATGGTGGCTCACTCCAAGTCACACCACCAGCAGATTTGATATTCTTCTTTAGATTTTTCTTTCTTGTTGCTATGATCGTTGATTCAGATCTGCCTCTAGACAATCGATTGGTTGTTGGCTCTTTTAGATACTTTGATTTTGGATATGCTTCAGCAGCATCGTCTGGCTTCTTGGGGCGTCCGCTCAACTTTCCTGGATCGCTAAATCCAAATTGATAGTTTGGTTTCTTATCAGGCTTGCCTGGAAGAATGCCGACAATTGCAGGGTTTTGTGCATTATCGCCATCAATAAAGAATCCGAAAACCATATCACCTTCTTTTGGTGTATATGAGTTTGGGCTGTTCACTGGAAGAACTGGATGAGCCCATGGAAGGCTTTCTGTTGGAATGCGCTCTTTCTTTTCTGTGTGCCAGCCAAAGCATCGCACACGAACACGACCAAGTTTCTCTGGATCATTGCGGTCTTCAACAACCCCAATCCACCAGATAAACCCCTCAAGTCCAATAAAATTTTTCTTTGCGCCTGGCATCACTTACCCTTCTTTGATAATTTATTCAAGCCTTCTTTTGCGCCTGGAATTTCTTCTGAGAATGAATCCGAGACTAATTCAACAATCGTCTCAAAAACATCTTCTGAGAATTTATGATTGAGTGCAGCAACAAGGTATTTACCAGTTCTGGCTTTATCTATTTTCTTGCCGCTTTGATTTCCTGCTTCGAACATTGGAAGTTCATATTCAACAACATCCCCAACTTTGAGTTCAATGTCACCAGGAAGTACAACTTTGATTCTGAAGTGATTGAGCATCGTCATATGCAACGCTCTTGGCTGCAACCAAAACTTTATGTCGTTGCTTTTCTCAGAGGCGGTGTCGCTGATCGCAAGATTTGTTCTAAAGAATCCATCGTATGCATCAAACAGAGTTTGATTCTTAGAGTTCTTGAAACTATTGACTGGCTTGTATTTGTTGATCAAATTACCTTGCGCTTCTGCGACAAGAAGATTATAATCATTGTATTGATAAGATTGAGAAAAGATGTCAATGCTCATCAAACGAGATGAGAACGCACCGTTTGTGATCGAACTCATCATATCAAAGTCGTTGACGATCTCAAAATCGTCTACTGAATCTTTATTGACAGATGGGTCTCTATCTGAATTCTTCACTTCAAACTTTAGTTTCTTATAGGGCTTCTGTTTGATCATTGTTTGCAATGATGTTAGATTGAAGCCATTTTTATTCTCAAAGAAAAAGTAACAAAACTTTTTTTGGTCGTATGCTCGAGCTGTTGCCCATTGAATTGCTTCAAACGGACGATAGTTTGGGATGATAAAATCAAAGTTTCCTGACGTGAGTTCTAACGAAGCAATTCTATCTGGGCTGACGGATAGTTCTTTCGTGAGAATATCAAACACAACGTCTCGAATTTTTGCAGACTTATATGCCTTACTGACGAGTATTTGCTGAGAAGAAATTGCTTCTTCTGAGCAAAAGTGTAGAATATAACTCTGACCACCTTCAGACTTTTTAGCAGGAAGGCGATCAGTGACCTTGTAGATTCGAAACATTCTATCGAAAGGAAGTTTCAATCCAGGCTTATCGATCTTGATCTTTAGA